GTTGCGGGAATAGTTTTTTGGAACAGTTTGTACTGTCTTATTACAGTCTTGACGTCAATAGACTCAAAGCTCACCATTTTCATAAGAGAGCCATAAAGAGTCGTAACTTTGACAAAGAACTCTGAAACTTTAGTCCAGAGTTCATCATTCACCAAAGAATCAGTGGATTCGAAAATTCTCAGAAAGAAGTCCTTTATCTCAGAGTATCCACTCTGAGCAGTAACCATCTGAAAAATCGCCGTAAAACTAGCGAAAACGTAATCCACATATTCCTTTGGGAAGTGACGTGTGATGAAAGATGTGAGGTTTATAGATATGCTGGTCCATGAGGAATTAGCATAGATGTTGTACAATGTTGTCGTTAAATCCACGACAAAAGCCAACAATTCTTCACCCACAACTTCACGGGCAGCTTTCAGATACTCTATAAAGCTGTTTAAGCTCTTCAAGAGATCGGGTAAGTCGAAATCGCCTGAATGCGCGGTTATAGAACGACAGCGCATCTTCTTTTTTAGACGACTCAACTCATCAACTAGGTCCATTAACTCAGGAGGGTTTTTGTTTCCACAAACTCTCCGGAGATTTGCAATCTGGGACTTAAGTAAGTCCATTTCAGATGCTATTTTCCTAGAAACTTTTTGACATTGATTCTTACGAGAAGCTTTACTGCGGTTATGTTTACCACGGCACAACTCCTTGTAAGTCGGGAAATCCATCCCTGACGATTCTGTGACATCGCCAAACGTTTGTAATGTTTGTTTATTTGTGTAAAAAGCTGGTCAAAACAAAACCTCCGCCGAAGCAGAGGGGTTCCGGTAACCAAATCCGAAACAATTATCACCCATTACAGGCGGGTTTCCATTTTTCTAGATATTTGCACAGAGGTCCTTTCACGGATTACTACGGACTTGTACTACACTATAATGGAATAGTGCTAAGCTTTTCGCCATTACGGCCAAGGGAAGCTAACTTGCTTACATCTCCTACCATCCATATGCATCATCTCTGATAGCATACAAACTTTCTATAATAGGTAGACACAGGTTACTCTCAACTCATACACGCCAAGAGAGAAAAATCACAAAAGTAAAATTAGAAGTGGGATCGCCACTTCCTTTACAAAACTGTTCACTAAAGTCAGTCATCCAAGTGCTTAGATTCCAAGGTGGCATCACCAGTTAATCCATTGGAAAACACAAGGGTAGTAGACTAGAGTTAATAAGAAAAGTAATTCGACTTATGATCAAGATCACTCTAAACGATCAATAATAAATTGAAAGCCTGTCAAATAAAGCTAGTAAATTGTGCTAAAATTATGTCCGTAGACAACTGCCGAAGCAGGTAAGCATGCTCAAATTAACGAAATAAAATCATTTTCTATCAATAGAACCATTCGGTCTTTGATTTAGTAGAGAAGACGTTGCACAAAGGCTAAGGTCTCACCTCAATTAATCAAAATCTTTAAACCGACATTATCATAAAG